GTATAAAATACAAATCCTTCGTGTCGAACATTCTTAGTAGCTTCTACTAGGTTACCCACAGTAGTTTCTATAACTTCTGGAACATGACAGTTAAACACTTTGCCCAAGAGCCATAGTGTATCCTTGTCGTGTCCAACCTTGCTACCCCAAGTGTTTTCACGATAGCCTAAGACATACATACCTGGAACTTCTGGAATGATGTGTGGATCATTTGGGTGAACGCACTCAAACATTACAGTCATACCATCCATATCTGTCTTAGTAAACCCAAGTTGCCAGTCTTCCCAGCACATATGAGTCAACATCATTTCCTTGGCCATAGCAACATAGTCGCTATCTGTAGAGCCTGTAGTAGAAACCAAGACATCGCCGTTGTACCAAGTACAAGCAACCATAAAGCCGTTGACCTTACGGAATGCTGTAACTGGAGTATCGTTGGCTAGCACTGGTGCTTCCTTTTCGATACCGTAGTTATAGATCTTTGTGAATGGATACGACACTAGGTTGAAATCCTTGTCCACAATAGACCCACGACATTCGGCGATGTAGTCGTTCCACAGGTTGTCGTAGAACACTTTCTTCTTGTACTTTAATACAAAGATACCGTTGCCAGCTTCCTTCATATTAACCAAGTTAGAAGTTTCTACATACTCCTTTAACTTGTCCTTAAACATTTTACTCACCTACATTTTTTCTAGCGATAGCCATTAATGTAGCATCGCCCTTGTTCATCACTTCTAACAATAATCTCTTTTCTTCTAAGTATGTCTTGGCAAACTTTTCGTCGTGTGCCATGATGCTACGAGTGTTAGAGATTAAGTCAGCTAACTTAACTGTTTGTGCTTCAGCTGGAGCGGATGCAGAGTGTGCTCTGTCAACTGCCTTGCGAGCGGCTCTGTTGCCGTGGTCCGGACGACTAACGTCAGTCAACCATCCAACTAATGTAGCAACTTCGTCACCAAATTCTGCACGAACAGTTTCTAAAGTAACGCCTGTGTCTTCCACAACGTCATGTAACCAAGCCGCAGCCAACATCGCTTCAGTGTGCGGAACACTCTTAACAATGCTAACAACTTCAGCAGGATGGACGATGTAGGGCTCGTTCGTGTACTTACGAAGTTGAGCCACAGCCGCATGTGCCGCAGTAGCAAATATTCTAGCTCTTTCTACCATCGTCATTTCGCTCTCCTTGTTTTTCACTATATGTATATTATAGCGCCAAAGTACCAAATTGTCAACCGTTAGTGATGCCCTTTGATTTCGCCAGTCATCGCGTCGCGGATTGCAATTTCCATTGGAACAGCAATAAAACCTGTTGCATCCATACCCATGTCACGACAGCGATACTTTTCCATTCCACTCACGCCACCGTGCAAGTGACCGTGGAAGTGAACAGCACCTCTGTGCATTTGATCCCATTCTGCAATTGGGTAGTGAAACATCACTACACGAGTCTTGTCGTATGTAATGCACAAGTATGGGTGTACTTCTGCAAAGCATGACCGAAATACTGGGTCGTTCAACAACTTACGGTCGTGGTTTCCTTCAATCAAAATCTTTGTTCCGTTCAAACGGCGCATGATCTTAACAGCCTTGTCAGCTGGCAAGAAAGCAACGTCTCCCAAGATGTAGACTGTGTCCTCTGGTGCAATAGTAGCGTTCCACTCTTGTACCATTGTGTTGTTCATATACTCTACATCGTTCTTGTAACGAGCTCGCGACTGTGGACAGAACTTCATTATGTTCGCGTGTCCAAAGTGCAAGTCACTTGTAATCCATGTAGTCATTTTACCAATTCTCCACTCCAGCAATATCAATTTTGACAATCGCTGGTCTATCTTTAAGAACCATTTCCATTGTTAGTGTTAGTACACTACCAATTCCACTAGAATTATCTGCTTCTAGTTTATACCATGTAGCGTCATCAAACTCGTTCATGACAGCTAAAATCTTTTCAACTTCTTGTTTTGTAATATACATCATTCATCCTTGTCAAACAATATAGCAACACATCTTGCATCAGGATATTGTTCATTTCTGTTGTCTCGCATGACCTTGGCAATTTTCCTACACACTTCTAATGATTCTATTGGCTCAACCATTACATAGGCCGATCCGTTGATTACCAATGCATAAAGTAAAGCATAAACCATTAAATATCTCCTTCTCGTTGCGGAGGAACCCAAATTTTCTTATTGCCAAGTTCGTCATATTCGAACGGCACACCGTTAATAGTGTGCGGTTCGTTTTCATCGTAAGTCCAACCCAAGACTCGCATCATCTTGTGCTTGACCATCAAGTTAGGACTACGATATGCTTCTGTATCACGAAAGCCCATCATGACTCCAACTTCGCATACAGCACCTGAGCGGCAAACTCCTGCCACACAATGTACAATCACATTCATGCGATTGTCTAGAGCATGTTGCAACAGTTTAACCAATTGCTCTGCTTGCTGGTCTGTAACTTTAAATTCCTCTCCCCACTTGTCATCTTGCTCAAGGTCGAGAAATTCAAATTGATGTATTTCTTTAAATTGATGCTTAGGAGTAGGAAACTCCATAGCAGGGTCTACGATTTGAATGAGCATACTATTGATGCCCGCATCGATATGAAACCCTTTAGGAATGTCTCCTAGACTTACGTTTTGAATCCACGGTGCCATTTTCTTTTTTCCTTTTTCTATACGTCTCGTTATTGCAGTACGGCCAAATTGCAGGAATTACCGCTTCTTCAATTTCACTTATCTGTTTAGCAGTCAAGTGATCCAAATTCCAGACCAAAACTTCCAATGTATCTACATCAACTTTATGTTTTACTGGAAAGTCTAGCACACCAGGCGCTACCAACTTCTTTCCAATTTTAACATAATGACTAGGGATACTAGTTGTGCCTTCGATAATGTACTTACAAACTCCTTCTTTCCACCCTTCTGGAAACATCCATTTTGGTTCTACTTTTTCAACTGGTGTACTGTACAATGTAGCCAAATCAACATCCAGTTTTGGACGATGTGTTTGGTGACGATTAATAACAGTATTTGTTGCCGCTTTACCAAAATAAAAATTAACTTCTGGATAGATGTAGTACAATCCTCTATGATTGCCTACTTCTGCTCTGTTAATTGCGCCTTCGGTTGTGCTATAGGGTTCAACCCATGCATGTCCTAATTGCTCAAAAACTTCACGAATTTTGGTTAAGTGTTTGCTTTTCATACTGTAATTATAGCACCAAATTTTGGTACTGTCAACCTAAAAAAATAGGGCCCTAAGGCCCTATCTAAAACCGTTGTATTACTACAACACATTTTTACGCAAGGTCGTAGCGTGGGACCATTACAGTCTTAAGCATGATACCTTCTGGAGTGAACTGATCAAGATCAGCACTCAATAGTGCCTTCATGATGCTTGGGCTGAACCCAGACACTAGAGCGGCACCACTCTTGTCTGCCTTAACAGGCACATTGCCAGAACTGTTTAGGTTCCAGAACACAATTTGTGGAGCGGTGTAACCCGCTTCAGCATACTTGCGTTCAATCATTTCCATTGCGCTGTCGTCGAACCGAGCGCATTGGTTGAATTGCATGTCTGACAAGATTAGCAACATCTTTGGCATGTCGCTTTCTGGGACGTTACCCTTGACTGCAACGCTAAGAATCTTGTTCATAGCGGCATGCAAGTCAGTTGACATTTCCCAGTTGCTACGTGACATTTGGTCACACTTTTCAACAATGTTACCCTTTAGAGTAACAAGTTGTGGCTTGCTAGAGAAAGTCAAGAATGTGTCCTTGAACACGCCCTTGTTCTTGTCTGCTAGGTACAAACCTAGTGATACCGCAACGTCCAAGCAACGTACATTGGTTGTACCACCTGCTGTACAGGTCATAGAACCACTTACGTCAACTAGAGGTAGGATACTTGCGTCACCTACATAGTTTGGCAGAGCGTCCCATTGTGCGATGACATGGTCAGTCTCTGTCTTGTTCAGCTTGGTGTAGCTGTGTGCGACGCCCTTAAGAACGTCATGTGGGAAGATTGCATCGGCGTTAACCTTTACAGTCTTATCACCACTTACCAACTTAGACACATACTCTGCGAACAGAGGAGTGTGACGGTTGAATGCCTTCTTGTAGTTGCGAGCAGCTACAGAAGGAACGTGTGAGAAGTTGATGTTGTCCCAGTCGTTGGCACACATTTGTGTTTCAACAACCTTAGTGAGAGCAACAAGACTCTTACGATATTGCTTTGGAGTCATTCCGAAGAATGCTCGGACTTCAGCAGCAATCTTGCCCTTACGTGGAGTCCACTTAGCCGCAAGGCCGTTAGACGCACGAAGCGCATCACCGAGCATGGTGTATGCGGCTGACTTTAGAAGAGGTGTAGTGAAGACAAAGATGTCATCCCAACGACCTACTTCTGGAACCTTCTTTAGCAAAGCCAAAGCGGCATCCGGATCGCGCTTTTCTAGATGAACTAGAATATCACGAAACAATTGACGTTCACCTGCACCACCACGGACATCACGTGCCCATTGTGCGATACGAAGTGCCACATCAGAATTCTCGACATACGCGGCAGTAAATGCCTTAGTGATGTCCTTACCACGGCTTGCGCCGATGTTGTAAAACAGGTCAACTGTAGCCTTAGCTGTTGACTTACGTGCCTTCATACCGTTTGCGGTACGGGCTTCTTGGTTTGCTACTGCGTTTACAAATGCGTTCATATGTGTGTCCTTTCAGAATGTGTTTTGTTTTCGATATGCTTGAAAATTAAAAGTTGCTGTTAACATTCTATTGTTTAACAGGATAGCCGGAACGGTTTTTATTTTCTGCTTGGCCCCATCCCCAGTATATCGGTTCAGTCCCCCAAGCCTATCATGTATCGTACATGCCCGATCTTGTATTGTGTCTGTACAAGCATCATATATGTCTTCCCATAAGCCATTAGTTCCATTAGCGTCTAGTATTGCTACTAGATATAAAGGTTCTACCTTCAAAGCCTTTCAGCTCCAGTATTACCAGCCTTGCGGGCCGCCGTCTACTACATTAAGTGCAGTCAGTATAGTTAAGGTTGCTGTATCTATCCTAGAAATCAACAGATTAGTTTTGTGCCCACTCTTTTACATGTTTGAGCTACATGTTTGATAGACTGTGAAGTTATCTCTGTCCATCGTTTGATACGGGTATTAGCCGTGAATGATTTGCTGTAACTAATCTAAAATCTTACAATAGTTCTATTGTATGTTCTTTCCCAGTGTGTGTCAAATGCTTTTGGGCATTTTAGTCCAATAATATTTTGATACTAACTTTGATGCATCGTTATCTCCAAAAATGGACTCTGCTGTTAGCACCGTATTATTTGTCGATGTTTCTACAACTTTGATATCATTATAAATCCGATCATTAACAAATTCTATTCGATGTGAACCATTTACCAATCTATTATTAGTTTGTCCTTGATTGAGCAGAAACACCATATGTGCAAATTTATCTGCATCCCAACCAAAAAGTTCTTCATCGTCTCTTACAATATATACAGTTTCACTTCTATGAACAAAGTCACAGTGAAACTCGCCTAATGTTGTACTAGGGCTTGGTAGTTTCCAATCAATAAGAAAACACGGCAGTCTTAACATATGAGCCAAGTGAGCCATTCCGCCTTCGTAACTAATTATTGCTTTACAATGTTTGGCTAATAATTCAATCTTATCTTCAAGATTGAACCCTGCACGGTCTACGGTAATTACTTCGTAGTCCATTGATTTTAGCCAACCAAAAATTCGTTGCCAATATTCTAAATCTCTGCGTTTACACCACGGCCAAGATCTAACATCATCGCCTTCCGTTGGTGTTGCGTAGAACCCTGCAACGGCTATACATTTTTTTTCTTGGCTGTGATCAAGTTTAATAACTTGTCCATTTACATAAACAGATAACGGTCTGTAATAACTACTAAAAACTTTTATGGGCCATCCGGTATTTGGAAATTGGCCGCTGTAGGAAGTTTCTTTTAACTCCAATCTATTTTTAGGTACTCTAAAGATTCGAGAGTAGTCTGACAGCTTTTCAAAGGTTTGATGATCATTAGAAGCATACAGATTTACTTTGTCAGGAATATTTGCAAGAGCAGATAGTAGACAAAGATTATCTCCTAGGCCAACACTATGCTTATTATCTAAATGTATATTAAGCTCTGGCATTCTTTTTTTCTAAATATGTTTGACAGTCAATACACATTCTACAACCACTAATAGCCTGTTGTCTAGCCTTGGGAATCTCTTCCCCGCACTCTTCACAATGGCTTAGACTAGGCCCTTTACCAATCTTTGCTCTAATGGCATCGACTGCGGCTGTGTTTCGCTGTAGTGCAAGAATCTGTGCAATTTCTGCTTCTTCTTCGTTATTACTTTCAAAAGTCTCTAAATCAGACATCTATGCTTCCTTGTTTGGTACCTGGACACGGTTTCGAACCGCGGACCTTCGCCGTGTAAAGGCGTTGCTCTACCCCTGAGCTATCCAGGCATTATTTAATTTTTCGAATATACTCTTTTCCAATTTTGCCTTCTTCAAATTCTAGAAGTGCTGTAACTGGAGTATGTCTGTGTTCAAAACGTTCACTTGAACTTTGTTGTCTTTTAATCTCTCTTGCACGGGCTGCGGCCATTAGTACTAGTTCAAAACGATTACCGCCTGCATTTTCTACGCACAAGTCCATGTCAATATTTGCGCTACGTTCACTCATAGATAACTCCAAAAATAAATTGTAACATACTTATCTATAAATGTCAACATCTGGCCTCGCCAACAGGAATCGAACCTGTATTTAATTCTTAGGAGGAACTCGTTCTATCCATTGAACTATAGCGAGAAAGGATTGCATCTATGCCGTTTTCAATTGAAGGTGGCCGTTCCTCGTACTTAAACTTATAGTTAAGTTAGATGCAAAATTGGTGCCTCCGGAGGGACTCGAACCCCCACACTCAGGCTTATCTGGCCTGTGCTTTGGCGAGGTATAAGCTCGCTTCTTTACCATTAAGCTACGGAGGCAATTGGTTGCGGGACCTGGAATCGAACCAAGATCTGGAGCTTATGAGACTCCTGAATTACCGTTACTCTATCCCGCTATAAACTGGTCGGTGATGAGAGATTCGAACTCCCGACCCTCTGGTCCCAAACCAGATGCGCTACCAGACTGCGCTAATCACCGAAATTTGGAGCGGGTAGGGAGAGTCGAACTCCGCGATCTTCAGCTTGGAAGGCTGCTGGACGCCCCTTGTCCTGTCTACCCGCATAGAATTAGTGTTTAGCTACTCTCACCACAAGAGCCCTAAACTGGGTGGTTACCCCGTCCACATTCTTTTCCATTTAGACGGGCAATGTCCCCGCCTTTGTGATTTCTTAAGTCGTTCCTAAAGAGAACCTTACGGCAGATCCAATGCGCCGTGTCTTTTATGGTACAGACAATTGACCCCCGTTTACTTACGGCTACGGGATGCCGGGTTATTTGGTGCTGGTTGTCGGATTTGAACTGACGACCTACTGCTTACAAGGCAGTTGCTCTACCCCTGAGCTAAACCAGCGTAAAATTATTTAACTCTAGACTCAAGTGTTCTAATACGATTTAGAATTTTACCCTTGTCTTTAGCACGACTAGTCTTTTCTAACATATCTTTCAACTGCGTAATGCTCAATGGTCCTAAACGTGTTTTACCTGTTTTAGTTTTCATTGGATCTGCGTGTGACATAATTTCCTCTTTTTGTTTGGTGGAGGTGACAGGACTCGAACCCGCTACCCTCTGCTTGCAAAGCAGATGCTCTCCCAGCTGAGCTACACCCCCAATTAATCTGTTGTATCACCTTCTCCGTCCAAGTCGTAATATTCGTTTTTCATTACAACTTGTTCGTCGAACTTCTCTGCGTCTGTCTTTTTCTTCTTTCCGAAGATTGCATCGTAGTTATCACGATAAGCATCAGTAACTCCTTTAGTTTGAATTGAGTCACCTGTTATATCATTTCTTGCTACCATACACTTCTCCTAAATATTGGCTCCCCGAGCTGGGCTCGAACCAGCGACACCTTGATTAACAGTCAAGTGCTTCTACCAACTGAGCTATCAGGGAACAGAATTTATTTATTCACTGGTAGGAGTACCAGTTGTAAATCGTTCTTTCTTACTTGTCTTGGGAACAATGCTTGCAGCATGTTCTGCTTCGATGAACATTCTCTTCCAACCATTTCTATGTTCATTAGTTCCACCCATTAGAGCAATCATGCGTTTTGCAGTCTTACTCAGTCTAAATGATGCAGTAGTCTTTGCCATACTTTTTCCTTTTAAATTGGCAGTGAGTAAGGGATTCGAACCCTTGATCCCCGTTTTTGCAGGAATGCCTTCTTAGCAGGAAGGTGCCTTCGACCAGCTCGGCCAACTCACTATTATTCTGGTACGACTGGCCGGAATCGAACCGGCACGCCTTGCGGCGAGAGATTTTAAGTCTCTTGTGTCTACCTATTTCACCACAGTCGCATTACAAATTAAATTCTACGCTTCTTCCAATCGTATGTAAAGCCGTTTGGCAATACACCTTCTACGATTTCGTCAGCACCAAAGATGCCAACTAGCTCAAACTCTTTGCTCTTAATAGTTACATACTCATTCATTACTTTAGCTGTTTTCATAGCCTCGTCTAGAGTCATAACATTAAAAGTTATATCTTTTCCTTTTACTTCATACATATTGTCGATTTCCTTTTCTTTTCCACACATCGCGACAACGACATTATTGATTGGCATCCCGCCAGGGACTCGAACCCCGACCAACAGTTTTGGAGACTGGTATGCTGCCATTACACTAGCGAGATATAAACTTGGCGACCTGTACCGGGCTCGAACCGGTGACCCCCGCCGTGACAGGGCGGTGCGCTGACCAACTGCGCTAACAGGCCAATATTGGTGGAAGCGGTGAGATTCGAACTCACGGACCCTGTTAAGGATCGTCGGTTTTCAAGACCGGTGCAATAAACCAGACTCTGCCACACTTCCATTATTGGTGCCCCAGGAGAGACTCGAACTCTCACGCCTTTCGGCACTGGCTTCTAAGACCAGCGTGTCTACCATTCCACCACCAGGGCATAATTTCCATTTAGTAATAGCACAGTTTACTATTCTCACTCTACCCAATGTTGCTCTGCTACGCAGAAACAATTACTAGTATCATGGGCCCCGATTTGAACAAGGTTAGCCGTGTACATTGGCCTACGAGCTGTGCTATTACTAAATGGTACTCGATAGGGGAATCGAACCCCTCTTCCCACCGTGAAAGGGTGGTGTCCTAGACCGATAGACGAATCGAGCACAGTTACTTTACAAATTGTTAACGAACGATTTTAGTTATTTGCTTAACTAAGTCTCTATTATATAGCCTCTACCAGGTGTTGTCAACTCTGTTTTGGCTAGTTGCAGAAATACAACAGTGGCCGGGCTTGCAGGAATCGAACCCACACCGCTTGTTTCGAAGACAAGCATGATATCCATTTCACCAAAGCCCGGAAGTATATTTATGGCACCGCGAGTTGGACTCGAACCAACATCTTACGCTTTAGAAGAGCGTTGCCTATCCTTTAGACTATCGCGGTAAGTCTTTGTAGTCTTGTTCTGGAAAATCAAAAGCTATTCTATGTAATAGTCTTTTCTCTACTTCTTTAAACGGCCATCGCTTGTGTATGCCAAGCCATTGTTCTCCAATAACTACATCGCCGTCATCCCAATCATGATGATAACAAAACTTGTCTTGAATAGTATATTTAGAAAGCCAGTCGATTATCTCTTGGCTTTCTTCTGTAGAAAGACCTTTAAATCCGGATATCTGCAAAAACGGAAAATAAAAACCTCTTTTACCTGCAATATTTTCAACAACTAAATTAGGACAATAGTCTTCTATTTCATCTGGCTTATTTGCTTCATCTTCTCTTAATGATACTTCTTTTAAAATTGTAAGTTTTAAATTTTCCAAAGGTTTTCTTTTTTCTGGATCTAACGATTCGTACGACAAAATGTTGTTATTCCAGGTAGTTCTGGGACCACGAGATCCTCGCACTGAATAAAGCCAAATCAACGGTTTTCTATCAGGTGTTGTTTGGTCGTTTGAGTGCCAATGCATCTCACTGTCATGCCCTGCTATTCCCGTGAGTCCGTCTTTGTCTTTTTCTGCCGAAACCCGAAGAATAATTTTTTCAGAACCGTTAACTTCTGCTCCTCTGAAATTTTTATCAGGAGAGGTAGTGTCTTCAGTATGGAATCGTTGCGGGTCTTTAAACATTTTTGCAATTCGAATTTCGTCTTCGACAGACAGTTGCTGATTTTTCGAAACTACTAAAGTGTTAGTGGCTAAAAGTTTTGAAATTTCGTTTACATCTTCTTGTGTAGCAGTTTTCCAATTAAAGTCTTCTAACATTACGGTCCAGCCGTTTTCGTGAATTTTATATTTTATCATCAAAGTTCCTTTAGTTTTTAATTTTCTCAACACCAACTAACGGAATATTTACCGACGAAGATAATATAAACTTAATGACTTTGACTATTTCTTCTGGATCCATTCTATCAGGACTTTCGTTCGAAGAGTCTTGGAATCCGCCTACCACTACGTGTGTAGTTTTAAAATTTTCCGAACACAGTTCTAAACTGGCTTCTCGTAGTTGTCTTTTTTCTTTAGTGTATTCTGGATCAAATGATTCCCACTTAGTGTATTCTGCAATGCTTCCAATATTGAACACATGTCCTTGCATTCCAGACTCTTTTGCAATTCTAAGCAACTTTTCTTGACAGCCGTCTTTTAGTTGTGAAACATTAATAAAGACGTTGCAGTCTTTTATCAGTTGTTTAAAATGATCTTGTCCTGTTGTTAGTGTTAAATCGCACCCGCAGGATTTTGACAAAAACTGTACATTGGAAAAACTTTTAGACACGGCCCGAGCAATGCCCGCTTTTTTAGGGTTGCCCGTACACAAGATTTTATAGTTGTCTGTCATTGAATATTTTTTTTCTAAAATCTTCAGAGAACGATCCGTCGACTCTAAATGTGTAAGTTGGTTCTGCTACCGGTTCGCCGCCATGCCAATCTCGTTCATTCCACCAAGCAACTCTAGTATTGATATAAATTTTATCTCGTGTTTTAGAATCCACTAGATAGAACGGTCTTTTTA